TAACTCACTGAATGTTATCATCTCGTTCCTCCGAAACAATTCCCGCAGACTTATCGTCTTGCGGGGTTAAATCCGCCTGCTCGCCACACGTAGCACAAATAAATCCGGCATCCGTGAAGATTACTCCGGGCTTCCCATTTGGCGATAAAAGCGCAGAAACCTCACGCAGATTGACCGATGGGATAAACTTGGCTTCTCCGCAACAAGCACACTTCCGCATGGGCAGCGATTGCAGCGACACCTGCATTTTAAATGCCTTTTGTTCCATTCAGTTAATCCTCCACAGTAAAAATGTTATCCCTTACTTGATCCATCCACATACATCGAACAATCAATGAATGCACCAGCCCTCCTACCGCCATTATAGCGGGGTCTCCCTTCTTGAATTGTCTGTGCTGTACTTTCAGAATTTCGTTTCCCCCGAAGGCAAAACGGTCTGATATTATCGCTTCATTAAGCGTCCGCCTATAATTTTCAAAAATTTCCGGGCAGTAAAAATCCTCCGGGGGCGCAACCAGTATTGCCCCGTTATCTCCATATTTTTTTATTAACTCTTCATTCAATAGTGCCAATCGTGTGGTGTGCTTATCGGGATCACCTAAGAATGTTTGGAGTAGTGCTGGCTGCAACCCAAATCCATACTCTTCGCGTAATCTCAATATATGAGCAAACAGTTCCGAGATATGCTCGCTTTCTCCTTCTCCCATCAGGCGGAACCACGCATTTTGGATTGGTCTTTCGGACTTCACAACTGCCACTACCGCAACATAGCCAGGACGGCCTTTGTCCTTATCGGTGTCTTCCGTCGGCCAACCAATACAACCAAACAAATCGTAATACTTTTGGCCGGTATCCACATGCTCAAAATACGACGGACGCTCAACAAACGGACGACCGGTAACAATCGCCTCGTCAATTCTGGCCTGTCTCAATTCCCATGCGTCCGGCGACGTTATTTTTTTAATCTTAATCATCTATCTCATCCTTGTACTGCATACCGCCATACCCAACCGCAAAAGTGATAAACGCCGACGCTCCGTGAGAGCTCCAATCGTGCAATGGCCGATTACTTAATTTCTTCTTTTCCTCGTCGTATTCAGCGCGATAGTTCTTTAGGGCTGATATCCCCTGGGAACATTTATCCTTATCGAACCAACAGAGTGGTAAAATATTTCGTACTGCGGGAATCTGAAATTGAATGATTACATCAATGTTTTTGGCACGTTTGACGACAATAACTGGGTTAATTCCCAAGTCTTGCGCAATTTCCCGGCGCGACTGGGCAATCGCGGAGTTAGTCATCTCGCGGGCGTTGGCGTCATGCGGCATATAATGATTACCGTATTCATAGTGTTTGGATTCCAGAATTTCGGCGTAATGCTCCAGCCCGTAACCGGAGTTTTCGTAATAATCAACGACGTGGTGCTTACTGCCGATATGCTGGATAAACCAGATTGACATCGAGTCATCGACGCCCAGATCCCAAAATGTATCAACTTCGATTCCTTCCTGGTATTGCACATGAGTAATCCTTCCCTCGTTCTCTGCCCGGACCATTTGCTTGGCAAAATACGCGCCCAGCACGGCGCCCTGAAACGAGCACATATATTCCTGCTGGTACATCGCCTCGCCCATGTCATCGCCAAACGTGGCAATAAGCTCAGCCCTGATTTGACGCAGTTTTTCAGCAGTAAATACTGGCGTTTGACGCGCCGTAAGTATTTCGCCGAACCATCCCGGTGTGGACATAGCCATGCGCACCAGTGAGTGAAAATGGTTGTCTCCGCGTGATGTTGAAATAAACGCAGCCCAGCCGCCGTTTTCCTCAAGTATTGGTGATAGATACGCCCAGCATTGCGGGTTACTTAGTGCATATTCCGAGAATGTTATCCCAATCGGTGGTGAACCTACCAGGGCATTATACGTATCCGATCCCACCAGTTGCCAGGTCGACCCGTTGATAAACTCGATAAACATATCGGTATTCCGTATGCTCTTTCGGATTTCCTGTGGAAATGCCTCATCGATTCTTTTTCTGCCGGTGCGTGGATTGACGGCCTCCCAAATAGCTTTGCGACATTGCTTATATTCAGGCAGTAAATGCCAGTAATTCCCGACACGCTCAAACGCTTTCGCTGAGCTCGTGTACAGGCATATTTCGTCTTTTCCCCAGCGCCTATGAGCACATTCAACGGCGCGTAAGCCGGGGCGATCCTGCTGTAAATATTCCCACAAGCCCAGCTGATCCTCACGTGGTTCCCAGTTATTTGCCGGTAGTTCTATCATTTTTTCTTTTTGCTCCGGTAGAATTTTTTTATAGTAATATTAAGGGGTTGCAACAAATCAACTTCTTTCTTATCGGTAAATAACTTAAAATATTTACCGAGGCGTTCTAGGTTCGACCCCTTATCTGGTAGTTTAATTTTGGTGAGCACAGCAACACCATCTTGTTCCTCCCCGACAATTTTATGGTACGTTTCTATGGACGAAATAACGGCAGCATCATCAGGGTTAATCTCATCAATCGGTTTCAACCGGCCATCAGCATCAAAAAATCTTCGTGGGTCGTAAAATGACAGTTTTGCAATTTCTTGCAATACTCTGTCTCCAGATATTTCGAGCCGTTTATTTCTCTCATCACGTAACTCCTTAATTCTCTTCTTAATGTTAGGATTTGCAAATATTTTAGACGATTCAGTTCTTGCGGAATCATAATTCTTAGTGCCATAAGTGTGCATATACGCCCGCACCTGATTTTCAGCGAAATCTGCAACAAATTCACGGCATAACTGCTCTTCCTTCGCGCTTAATGGTTCCTCTGCGGTGATTTTTTTAACCTTACGTTTAACTGTTTTTTTCTTGACAGTTTTTCCGGGTTTCTTTCCCACTGTTAATCACTCCTTCAGCAATCTCATTCTAGCGTTGGCCGTCTTGATTGCCAGTGCTTCATCTCCCGTATCCTGGAGCACTCTATTCGCAATCTGCGCGGCCTTTTTTGCCTGCTTATCGGTTAAATTCTTATTGTGCTTTCGCTTAAATTCTTCTGCTGTCCAAGGCATAATAATCACCAGAAATAACTAATTATTCCCATAGCCAGAAGCGCAATCATGAAACTCATCAAACCCACAGCTAAACACACAGCGATATAATCAAATTGGAAAATCAGAAAATCTAAAACCTCTTTTAGTTTTTTCATGGCTCACCTCAACAATATATCCCAGCTCCCTCGATAGATAGAAAACCCGTTTTTCTTAAAACACACCGACAAACATCACAGTAACCCTGAAAGCTACGCGCCGTCAGTTTGTGGCAATAAATACATTCATACTTTTCTGTTTTTCTCTGAGGATAATTTTTTCTCTTTTTACGCTTTTCGTTTCTTACGTTGGAACAGTGATTGCAAAACTGTCTCCGGCTGTAAGCATCGGGAATTATATTTCCGCACATCTCACAATGCTTGTCTTGTCTCATGATACCCCCCGTTTTATACGCCTTATGTGTTTTTTGTTTTCTTTCCTTTAGCTGTAATTCTTTTATTTTTTTTATTAATAATTCCGGCGCGATTATTTACCTTCCGGCTCAAACCACGTTCCACAGATCGGGCATTGTTTCATAACTTCATCTTCCCCAACACGGCACGAAAAACATGCCAGTCGCTTTTAGTTTCCTCTGTCCTCTGCACTTCCCAGCGATATAAAGATTTGTGCAAAGCGTGCATTTGTCCGTCATGTCGTGATTGCGCTTTGTGCTTAATATCTGCCGCCAACGTATTTCGTTGTTTTCCACGAACGGAGCAACAAACCCGTTTGCCCGGCACTCGCGCATTATTGCCGCCCACTTATCCAAAAGCGGATTTGGTATTTTGCGCCTAAATGTATTCCAATCCGATTCCGTTTTCTGATGATCTGATAAATAACCAATCATGGCTTCCATGTCCGCATAATCCAAGTGCTCCGCCATAATTTCCTTTGGCATCTTTTCAGGTCTTACTAGCGGCGGCTTTGTTCTTAGCATCAAGCCACTTTCTTGCTCGGGCATCTGCGGCCTCGGCAATGTCGGGCGGTAATTCTCGTTCTTGATTTCGCTTATAGCCTCGCTGATATGATCCATTTCCATTGCTCCCTTCAACTAAAAAACCCCGCTTAAACCAGTTAAGCAAGGTCTTGTAGTGATCTTTGTATTTTCCTGATTTTACCGTGATAGAATAATCCAGTTTTTCAATGCCAACGTCCAAGCTCTTCTGGCCTAATACCTCTTGGAGTTTTTGATATTCAATGGCAGTTAAGAAAACCGAATCTAAAAACTTATTTTTTTGAGAGAGAGTATTCTCTTCTCTTATCTTTACTTCTCTTATCTTATCTTCTCTTATCTTAGGGCAGACTATTTCCGGCGTTATTCCGGCGTTACTCCGGAGTTTATCTGGAGTATACAAAGGAATG